TGCCCAAGGAGAGAAACGCTTCCTGGGTTTCACACTATTTATAAAAAAGTCATATTGCATCTTCTTAGGAAGATTAGGATACTTGTTCATCTCATTGGCGAACATGATGCAATCAAGGTGCCCAGACAGACAACGATTAACGATATATGGAGGGTAAGTGCTAATATCTTCACTTAGATCCTCTTTGTTGAAATTAATTGAGTTGAGCCAATCTTTGAGTTCCATATACCTTCACTTAATTCGTTGATAAAAATCACTACCTAAACAAAAATCAATTTGTTCCTTATTATAAACTCCAAGTGGTGTTTCTGTTAGTTCAAAATAATGCTGATCAAACTCTACATCGTGATAGTGAGACCAATTCCTTTGGAAGTTAGACTTGAGGAATCTGGCATTAGCAGTTCTACCATCAACAACAATAAGAGTGCCAGGCAATAAGAAATGTTCAATTGCAAGAATGTCAGCAGACATAGGCAGTCTATCTGGATGATTTGTAGTAACTCCCCTTACATTGGCAACTGGTGAGAACTGATCTGGACCATCTAAGTAAATTAGATCAGGACAAATATTGGGCAGATTTTCAAAGTATGTACAAACTCTATCATTAAAAGTAGAAACAAAGCAAGGAGAATAGTGATAATTGATATGACTTGTTTCTGCAGTATTTTTACAAAGTTCAATCCATTCTTTGTTATTATCCACAGAGAAACATTAGAATGGATTACTTCTCCTCAAATTATTTTTGACAAAAGAAGAACATCTCTGCTCATTCAAATTCAATGCATGATCAAATACAAATGAACTCTTGCCTACTCCAAACTCTAGAATAGTGGTCACATTTCTAGAAGTGACTAAGTAATGCAATCTAACCAGATCATCAAGTTCTGGAGTAAATGCTTCTTTCAAATCAGGATCAACAGAGCGAAAAGGTGCGTGTTCTAACTTCTTTTGAACCTCACCATATTCATTTAAATCAATACCCAATAATTCATGAATGGGGTTTTCCCGAAGATAATCTTCATAAGAATTAAGTTTTTCAAAAAAGTTCATTACCTAATAATCTCCAAATCTGTACCTTGTTTCCAAACCTCAAGTTCGGTCCTAAGTCTGCCAGTAGACTTAAGTTTTTCATATCTCTTAGTTGCTTTCTTCTTCCACCAAGTAATTGCTTCTTCTGATGAATGCTGGAATTGACCAAAGTAGTATCTCTTCTTTTCAGTTAGAGACTTAGCGTGTTCAATACAACCGTTGAACTCTTTGAGTTTCTCATCATCCTTCAGAGATTTACGAATGATAGAAATCATCTTGGTCTGAATCTTGAGTTTCTTGGAGGACTTGTCTGCAGGAATCAGACGTTCACCACCATTACGCTCATTAAACCACCAGAAGAAATCCCTAAACTCATCATCATGGAAGAGGGGTAGGAAGTTGCTCTCCGTGTCTCCTATGTGCCTCAGGAAGGGTTTGAGACCATCATACATGGACACACCCTTGGTAGTTCCATAGAGAGAGGTAGTCTCAAAATACTTGAGATCTGTGCCATACTTCTCATCAAACTGCTGCTTGAGTTCCTTAGAACACGCTAGGAGGGCAAGAAGTTTTCCGCCCAGGTAATTGAACCCGAAAGGTTGAGTAGGAACAATGTTAAACCCCATGACAAAATGAGCATTAATGTCAGAAAGAGGAAGGACTTTACCAAAGTAATCATTTCTGGGTTTGCTATTAATAGTCGGAGAACCAAAGCGAACAACACCAACAACCTTATTAGTGTTCGTCTCAACCACAATCCACTTATGGGTTCTACCAGGAATTGCTTCCTCAATAGCATTAGACGCTGTAAGGTTCAAGGTCTCAGAATACAACCACTGATTATATCTTGAGGTTGTCTTTGGATTAGTATCAACAACATGAACCTCAAAATTCATGTCATTTGGTTCCATACCAAAAGAGTCAAAGAACTCCATGTCAGCATCAAACAAAGATCCAGACCTTTCACTAACACGGTCTTTCTTCACGAAGCGAAGATAGTCATCAATACGATTGAACTGAGTGTAGTAATCAATAAATTTATTAGCAGCGTAAACTGCATCACCCTCAGTCAATATCATACAATAAGTTTCTTGCTTGGCGTTTGAATAGTAGAGAACATCTGAGTATAGTTTTCTACGATTTCATCTTGAGTCTCTGAAATATAGACGATATACTTACGGGCAATATCAAGATCTACATTCTTTCCAGAAATAAGAGGTGCCCAAGGTGCAAATCCCATCTGACCTTCTCTGGTCGGAACAGCAACGATAGGATTGCATACGGTGATGGTTTCGTCACCTTCTTTTACAAGGTCAGCGATGACATCTTCACCAGACCACATACGAATAACTTTAACGTTCATAATCAAAGGAAATTTCTTTTTGGTTCTTCAACATGGAGCAGAACTCCATCAACTTTATTAATCAAGTCTAGCATACTTCCATGCATAAGACGGTATCCATATCCAACATATAGTTGTCCAAAGAATACTGTAAGTGCCATAAAACTCCAGAAGTAGTAGTAGGTTCTGGATTTCTTTTGTCTAGGGGATTTCACTCTTGGTTTAGTCATTAGTCAATTTCTCAATGTACTGGTAAATCAGACTCCAGCCGAATTCATAGGTGTCCCCATTTTCATCTTGGAGGAAGAATGGAATATCGGGGTGCCAATATTTAGCGCGGTAATAATGGTTGATTACATTATAGTCATCATCCACACACCGTTCGTGCTCTAATTGTTCTTCTGTCATTTGAATTCACACTCCACCATAATCTCAGTCAGACAAGCGAGCATATTGATTTCTTGGTCTGCTACGAAGGCCCCTTGATACTGATACTTAGCAAGCACCAAGACAGCAGAAGGAATAGAATTAGGGACAAGGGTTTCGTAGCAAGCGTCATAAATGCGACGGAGAAGTAGATTATAATCATTATCCAGATTATTAACGATCCACTTACGGACTTCAGGGAAATCCTTTTCCTTAAGTCTTTTAACCAAGTCATTTACTTTTACATCCGAAAAATGCGCGAGGATCCCTGAGTCGATTTGTCCCCCTGCGGAATACCTTTGACATTCGTTGAGGACCCTCCTCCAGTCGGGAAAATGTTTGTTAATGAGTTCGACAAGAACTTTCGGCTCATATTTAACACCCTCCGTATCCAGGATGGTCTGTATTCGTTTGAAGAATTGCGAGGCAATGAGAGGTTTTTGCTTTCCTCCGATTGAAAATTCAATGACGGCACAACGGGAATGGAGGGGTTCGATAATTTTGTTTTTGAAATTGCAGGTAAAGATGAATCTGCAGTTGCCAGAAAACTCCTCTGTAAACGCCCTAAGCAAGAGTTGTACGTCGTTTGTTGTGTTATCAGCCTCATCGATGATGATGACTTTGTGTTTGCCAGTTGCTTGAAGTGATACGGTCGAAGCGAAATTCTTTGCAGTATTTCTGACCGTATCAAGAAAGCGTCCCTCATCCGATCCATTGATGACATAAACATCTACCCCCAGTTCGTTACACAGTGCTTTTGCTACAGTAGTCTTACCACATCCTGCGGGACCAGCGAGCAGCATGTTTGGGATCTCTCCTTTATCTAGGAAGTCTTGGAAGGTCTTCTTAATATTTGTTGGTAAAATACATTCTTCAATAGTTTTGGGTCGATATTTTTCAACCCAGAGAAATTCATCACGCATAATAAAAATAAAATCAGTTAGTTCTCTTGATTGCCAAAAGAGTCTCTAGAGGAATCCATGCAGGAGTCTCATCAGCAAACTGAACCTGAACTTCAGTAATCACCTTTTCCAAGTATTTACTGTAAGTCTGTCTAGTATTCTTTACAGGACTAATAGGATTAGGAGTCATAATCATTCTAAAGGACGAACAAATTCTTGAGAGACGATATCAGTTGCCTTCAATTGTTCTCTCATATATTCTACAGCAAGTTGAGGTTCTGCGGTATCCCCACAGGTAAAGACATCGCAAACTGCCATGCCTTTCTCAGGCCAAGTATGAATGGAAATATGACTCTCTGCAAGCATAGCAATACTAGTAACTCCTTGAGGATCAAACTTGTGTACTGCCAGATGTAGTAGAGTCGCTTTACATTCTTTTGTTGCTCTATACAAAAGCATCCGAATGAACTCTTTGTCATCAAGGAGTTCAAACGGACAACCCCGAAGGGTAAAAAGGATGTGTTTCACTGTTGTTTCTTCAACCATTCACGAAATTTACGTTTCCCCTCTTCAACTTTCCGCCATGGTGCATAGAGGGGACCTTGATAATCCTTCTTACTTGAAGGTGGAGTCGGGTTCAAGGGCGATGTAATAGGTGAGGTCATGGTTCTTACTGGTGAATCGGGACAGCAGTTTTTGGGAAACAACCACATCATATGTTCCAGGCAGAACTTTAATGTTTTCTACTTTGAAGTTAAAGCAGAACTCATTCTCAGTTTCACCAACAATTTCTTCGTGGCGATTAGAAGTGTCGTTTTTCTTATCACGAACAACCAGTTTAACAACACCTGCTTCACCAACGGCAGAAATATCAGGCAGTTGGTAGACTGCTGCTGCTTTCAGTAGTTTATCAAGCACAGAAGTAGAGAGTTCAAAGCATACGTCTTCGCTAGGAAGAGTAATTTCTTTCTCAGGTGGAGTGACAATTACATTAGGATCTGCAAAGAAATACTTAGAGCGAGACCTGCCTTCACGGATAACAACATATCCATCATTAGCAAAGTCAAGTTCAGGACTTTGATGCAGACTCAAACCATTAAGGAACTGGTTGAGGTCATAGATACCGAAGTCTTTTGCAAAGTCTTCAGTTACCGTTGCTTCAGCAAGAATATTTTTCATCAAGCTGATAGTGCGGAGTTTACTACCTTCTTTGAAGAGAATCGATTGATTGATCGAAGAAAAGTTCTTCAGGACAGAGATAGTTTTATCGGACAGTTTCATAGTATTGGGAGGTCTCAGTTTCACTGGGGGTAGGTTTCGCTTTGTGCATTCTTGTCGTTGAAATGCATCAGAAGTACAGCATAATGCAAGATCTTCATAATGTCACGACGTGCAGTGCCTTTCTTGTCATAACGAGAGGCATACTTGAGGATGTTGCTGCGGCAGAAGGATTCTCCATCTCCACAAGCTTCAATCAAATCAAGTGTTTGGATTTTATCATCACCAGCAGAGTAGTGCTGATTGTATGTGCCAGT